CGACATCGATGATATCACAGATATGAACGTTGTTGCTTGGATCAAGGCTGAGATGCAGATGATGCTTAAGGAGGAGACAGCTCGTGCTATTCTTATCGGTGATGGCAGACTTGCTTCTTCAGATGACAAGATCCAGGAAGCTCACATCCGTCCGGTATACAACGATGCAGACCTTTACACAGTTAAGGTTCCTGTAAAAGTAGCAGCTAACGCTACTGAGGACGACATCGCTAAGGCTCTTATCAGAGCTATGGTTAAGGCTCGTAAGCAGTACAAGGGATCAGGCAACCCTACATTCTTCACAACAGAAGATTACCTCACAGATGCTCTGCTTCTTGAGGATCAGATCGGACACGTTCTCTATGACTCAGAAGCTAAGGTTGCTACAGCTATGAGAGTTAAGGAGATCGTTCCGGTTGAGGTTATGGAAGGTCAGAAGATCTCCATCACAGAAGAGGGCGTAGCTACTGAGTATCCTCTTATCGGTGTAGTTGTTAACCTTGCAGACTACAACGTAGGTACAAACGGCGGTGCTAAGACTGACTTCTTTGATGATTTCGATATCGATTACAACCAGTACAAGTACCTGTACGAGACCAGAATGTCTGGTGCTCTGATCAAGCCTTTCTCAGCACTCAGCTTCTACCTTGTTAAGGGCGAGTGATATTTGCTAGGAGGTAAGTTATGAAGTGGTACGGTAGCATTGGATTCAAAGAGGAAATAGAAGTATCACCTCGTGTTTGGAAACCACAGATAGTCGAAAAGCAGTTCTATGGAGACGTGCTTAGAAATTCTTGGAGAGAACAGCAGGGTGATAAAATAAACGCCGACTTGCATATTTCTAATAAGCTTTCAGTGGTTGCCGACCAGTATCTTCAGAACAACTTCCACAAGATAGCTTATATTACTTTTGGAGGGGCCAAGTGGACAGTAAGTAGTGTTGAGGTGAATTACCCAAGACTTACTCTGGACCTTGGCTCTTTATATTTGGAGGACGAGGAGGAAGACGATGAAGACTAAAGAAGAAATCGGAGATCTTCTGGAGAGTATTCTTGGTAATAACCGTATATATTTCCAGGCTCCTCCTAATACCGGTATGAAGTATCCATGTATAGTTTATAGATTTGTAAGGTTCAACATTGACCACGCAGACAACAAACCATATTTGGTTACTGGACACTGGGAAATACACCATATGTACAAAGACCCCAAATACGATCTCAAAGAAAAGTTTGTGTTTGGGGTTCCTTTTTGCTCTTTTGACAGAAGGATTGTAGCAGATGGTGTCTACAACGATTATTACACAATTAATCAATAACGGAGGTAAAGATTATGTTCGCATTAAATTGGGACGCCCAGGGCGAAAAGAAATTCGAAGCTGGTTGCGACAGGGGTGTATTGTACCTTGGTGTAAACGGCGTGTATCCTAAGGGAGTCGTATGGAACGGCTTCACAAACGTAAACGAGTCCCCTGAAGGCGGTGACGCACAGGACTTCTATGCAGATAACATTAAGTACGGTTCACTTCGTGGTGCTGAGAACTTCGGTGGCACAATCGAATGCTATACATATCCTGATGAGTGGAAAGCTTGTGATGGCCGTAGAGAACTTGTTCCCGGCGTTACAATCGCTCAGCAGAATAGAAGAGCTTTCGGTCTCTCTTACAGATCTCTTATCGGAAACGATACAGAGCTTCTTGACTATGGTTATACAATTCACCTTGTATACAATGCTTCCGCTTCACCTTCAGAGAAGAGCCGTTCAACAATTAACGAGTCTCCTGAAGCAGGAACAATGTCATACGAGTTCAAGACAACACCTGTTCCGGTAACAGCTATTCCGAATGCTAAGGCTACATCTCACATCGAGATCGATAGCACAAAGGTTTCTAAGGCTCAGCTTGATGCTATCGAGTCAATCCTTTACGGAAAAGCTGGAGAGGTTTCTTACAGCGAAGTAGCTGCTACATCTTCAGACAACCCTGCAACAGAAGGCTGGTATGAGCTTGTTGGAACAACTTATGTTCTTTCAGCAGATACTGTTGCTGATTCAAGCAAGACATACTACGAGAAGGTTGAGACTGGTGCAGTTGATGCTAGACTTCCTCTTCCTGATGAAGTATTTGATATTCTCTCAAAGATTAACTGATCAGTAATTAAGGTCATGGCCTGGGTCGTTAGCTATACGCTTTCGGTCCGGGCCATACTTTTTATAGTCATGCTCAAAATGAGCAGTTTTTGAAAGGAGTTTAACCATGTTAAAGAAGACTATTACATACACGGACTATCTCGGAAACAACAGAACCGAGGACTTCTATTTCAATCTGTCCAAAACTGAACTTTCAGATATGCAGATGTCAGTTGACGGAGGTTTCAATGTGCAGCTTGAGAAAATGATGAACGCTGCTAACAACAAAGAGATCTACGATACGTTTGTTGATGTGGTCCTTAAGGCTTATGGTGAGCTTTCACCTGATGGTAGATACCATATTAAGGAAGATGAGAACGGACATAAACTCTACAAGAAGTTTAAACAGTCTCCGGCGTATGATGCATTGATGGATGAAATTTGTCAGGATCAGAACACAATTGCAGAGTTCTGCAAGGGCATTCTTCCTAAGGATATACAGCAGGAAGGACCTCAGGATCACAAGGCACCGGCAAATGTTCAGCCAATAAATAGATAAGGAGTAATTAATGCTGAAGATCAGAATACCAGACCAAGAAGAGCAACTTTGGGATGAAGAAAAGGAAGAATTCATCTATAGAAAAGCTGCTAAAGGTTGTGAATTGACTCTGGAGCATTCTTTACTTTCTGTTGCCAAATGGGAGTCTATATGGTGCAAACCCTTTCTTGAAAAGAAGGATAAAACTGTAGAGGAAATGCTCAGCTATATTGAGTGTATGACAGTTACACCTACAAATGTAGATCCCGAAGTTTATAAAAGAATCCCGCAATCTGAGTTTGATAAGGTGAACGAGTATGTCAACAATCCCTCAACCGCTACAACAATTGGTGGAGTGAAGGGTAGAGGAGGTAGTAAATCGGGAGAATTAGTAACTTCCGAATTAATTTATTATTGGATGACTGCAGCTAATATACCTTTCGAGTGTCAGAAATGGCATTTGAACAGACTATTAACCTTGATCAGGATTTGTGAGATAAAGAATGACCCTAAGGGTCAAAAGAAGATGTCTTCAAACGAGATAAGGAAAGACTATGACAAGTTGAATGAGGCTCGTAGGAAGGCAATGCATACAAAAGGATAAACTAAAGAAAGGAGACGATCGGAATGCATATCACGTGTAGTGGAGATCTTTCAAAGACCATGAAGTTCCTGAATCGTCTCCAGAATAAAGAATATTTAAACATTTTATCGCAGTACGGTAAAAGAGGAGTTGAAGCTCTTCGTGCTGCCACCCCGCAAGATACAGGTAAGACCGCGGATAGTTGGTATTACGAGATCGAACAGGACCGTAATGGGGCCACTATAAGTTGGTGTAATCGAAATGTAAATGACGGAGTAGTAATCGCTGCAATAATACAGTACGGACATGGTACTGGTACAGGTGGTTATGTTCAGGGTATTGATTACATTAACCCAGCTTTAAAACCAATCTTTGATGAATTGGCTAATGAATGTTGGAAGGAGGTCACTAAAGGATGAGTTCTGTTGATGAAAGAATTGTCAGAATGGTCTTTGACAATGCGGACTTTATTAAGAAAGTGGGCTCAACAATTACAAGCCTTACACAGTTAAATAAAGCTACTGATCAGATAGCCAACAATTCAGGCGGTGGTTTATCAGCAATGGGCAAAGCCTTTGAGCAGGCTGAGATAATGTCAACTAAAGCCGGTTTCCATATTAAGGACGTATGGCTTAAGGTTGCAAGCATTTTGGAGTACCAGGTTGCTGGTAAAATTGTAAAAATTGGTAAAGACATTGCCAATGCTATGACGTTTGAAGGTGTTGCTGATGGTTTTAAAGAATACGAGCTCAAAATGGGCTCTGTTCAGACTATCATGGCAGGTACCGGAGCGTCACTTCAGGAAGTAAATAAGTATCTGGAAGAGTTAAATGCTTATTCAGATAAAACTATATATTCATTTGCTGACATGACAAACAATATCGGTAAGTTCACAAATGCCGGTGTTAAACTTGATGATGCTGTATTGGCTATCAAGGGTATTGCAAATGAAGCTGCTCGATCTGGTGCGAACGCTAACGAAGCATCTCGAGCAATGTATAACTTCTCACAGGCTCTTTCAGCAGGTTATGTAAAACTTATTGACTGGAAGTCTATTGAGAATGCAAACATGGCTACTAAGGAGTTTAAAGATACACTCTTAGAGGTAGCCACAGCCACTGGAACTGTTGAAAAAGGTGAAGATGGCATGTATAAGGTTCTTTCAAAGAATGCACAGGGTGCGACTATGAAAGAGACTATAAGTGCTACTAAAAACTTCAATGATTCCTTGGCATATCAGTGGATGACAACTGATGTCTTAACCAATACTATGAAGATCTATGCTACTAATGTAGAAGATATGACTGATACAGAAATAGCAGCATATGAAGCTGAACTTAAAGCACTTGGGTTAAGCGATCAGCAAATTAAACGATTTGAAGAATTAGGCACAGCATCAACAAAAGCAGCTTCTGAAGTAAAGACTTTCTCAATGTTAATAGATACTTTGAAGGAAGCAATTGGTTCTGGTTGGGCTCAAACTTGGGAGATCCTTATTGGTGACTTTGAAGAAGCAAAGGAACTTTGGACAGAAGTAAGTAAAGTCCTTGGAGGATTCATCGATGATTCATCAAAAGCAAGGAATGAACTTTTAAAAGGATGGGATGCTCTTGGCGGAAGGAGAGTTATAATAGACTCTCTAAAAAGAGCATTTGATGCTTTAGTAGCGGTAATAAAGCCAATTGCTGATGGGTTTAGAAACATATTCCCACCGGTAACAGCAACAAATCTGTACAACATTAGTAAAGCGATTCAGAGATTTACAGCAAACCTAATGATTACTAAGGAAACTGCAGATAAAGTTAGACAAGCTGCTTCTGGTTTCTTCGCTATATTTGATATAGGTATCAAGTTTGTTACAGGTTTTGTAAAGGCTTTACTTCCAGCTACAAAAGGTATTTCTTCGCTTGGAGGTTTCCTTCTTGATATTGCTGCTAAGATTGGAAACTTCTTAACAACTGTTGATATTGTCATCACAAAAACAAATCTGTTTGAAAGAGTATTTAAATTACTTGGACAAACAATAAAACCAGTAATAGATGTTATAAAATCAGGCTTTTCTGGAGCAAAAGAGATACTGACTAGTTTCTTCGATGGCTTCAATTCAAAAGCTAATACAGCAGTTACTACTGGTAATCTATTACAAAGAATATTCCAGAGTATAGCTAATGGATTAAAGACTCTTGGAGATAGAATTAAGAGTATTAGTCCATTATTCACTGGCCTTTTAACACTTGTTAAAGCGGTAGGGAATGTACTTGGAACATTATTCAAACAGTTAGGCGATACCATTTC